GTTACTCCTTATCCTTAAAGTACCAAGCGCCTGTGCTGGTCTGTGATGCCCATTTTGCATGTTCTTTGATATTGCCTAGGCATACATAGCCATAAAATGGCTTCTTAGTAGTTTTGCTAATACCTTGCCTAAGTGTCATGCCTTGACTGCAGCAATCTACTGGTGGCTTAGGCGTATCTGGCACAGCTGCGACCCAATCAGTAGTAGTCCACTGCACTGGATCTTCTAGCTTGTTTTCGACTGTAAAAACTGCTCCACTTGAAGTATTAGCAACTCGTTGCATTTCTGTTCGGCTAGGTCTTGCACCTTTTTTCGAATAGATGTAATTTGCCAAAGCCCTACCAATTGCGCTGCTTTCTGCAAGCTCACAAGCAAACTTATTGAAGCTCGAAGTAGTGCGTATCTCCGATGCCCAACCAGTCGCAACTGGAATCGCATCAGCCGTAGTTCGGTATAAGCGAGCCACAAACACAAATTCATCTGGATTAGAATTCGGGCGATTAATAAGTTCTGTTTGAATAGATCCATCTTCATTATCTTTCCACCATTTTTCTAATCGTTCTTCAACTGTTTCATAATCATCTAGGTTAAATGCCATTATTGCTCCCACTGAAAGTCTTTGTCTTGCATGTATTCTTGGCAGGTCTTTGATATGGCGATATATGCCACTGCGTCTTTGTAGTGATCGTCAATTTCTGGACTCTCAACGCTACGACTGAGTTTGAGCAGTGCCATACAGCTTGCCACTTGATTTGATGTAATCGGGAAATTGAGATACGCAGACCACAACTTGGCAATTCGATCCATTTGGATCGCTGGGTGGCCGTAATGCATCCCTCTTTCATGTATAAGTGTGACTGCATCTGCGAATAGTTTCTCAGTTGTTGTGGACATCGTTATCGACCATCCTTCTATGCATATCCCAGCCATCTTTACGGCCTCGCCAGTAATGTATAGTTTTGACGTTTTCGATATATGTGCCAATAGCCCAGGTAAGTAATAACCCTACGACCACTCCCCACATAATTAAATACCCAAAGTCTTTCAGCTCTGTGTACATGTAGCCCTACTTTCTATGCTCACGCTTTGTGGCATGGAAATAGTGTGACACCTGTGTACGACTTTGTGGATGATTTAGAGCCTATATTTGATAACGATTTGATAACGTTATTTGTAGAGTTTGCCCTCAAATATGAAACTGCCATCTGAATTTATAGGTATGGTTATTACCTGTACTTTACGCTCGTGCACATAGGCCACAGCGAAACCTTGCTGCCAATTAGCATAGCCCCTTGTATACGCCATGCCTGAACTACTTAAATCTACTAAATTGCCAACCTCAACGCCCCACACAGTACGCCCTAATTGGCCTCTAGATGCCTCTGTAAAGGCCGATTGGCCTAATCTATGGGTATGCCCACACACCACGCTTTTACCAAGCCTTCTAGCCCCATTTAAGGCCGTTTGTCCAGGTACTTGGCTAAGAGGGAAAGCGTCACCATGAACGGCTGTCCAGCCTGGTGCCCAATCGAGCCCAAATGGGTGGAATTTAATCTGGAACTTGTCATATCCCATAAAACGCTCATACTGCATTTCGGGTAGGTTGAGAAATGATGGGAGTCTTTTTTTAATTGATCGGTAGAGTCTGATTCCATGATTACTCCCCAGTACATCTGTTACGCCCAAGTAACTTAATACTTCTTGTGTTTGTTTTCTATCGTCATTTATGTTGCCAACCATCTCATCAATAGTGCCAGCATTAAAACCGCCTAGCTGTGGTAGATCAATCTCATCACCTATGCAGATAGTTCTATGAGGCCGCCACTTGGCTAAAAAACGGCCTACTGATTTAACACTTGATTCATTAAAAAAAGGAACTTGCAGATCTGACACGAACGCAATTTTGCGCAATTAGTCCTCGTCTTCGTAGGGGTCATGGTCTGGATTAACTGGATCAAAGTCTGGACTGGTTGGTGCTATCCAGTCTGGGAATACGTTTTTATCGCACATCCCTAGAGCTTGATCTACTGGAAATCCTGCACGTCTTAAGCTTAAATAAAACTCACGCAACGAAATGGCATAGGTATCTAACTTGGTATTAATTTGCTCATGGGTGTATTTACCCTTGCGCTTATTAACCTTTTTACGCTTTCGTGCGGTTGCCATATTGCTATTGTCGCTTATTCATGATAAGGAATAGTTGATCGACACGCTCTTCTAATCTAGAACTGCGCTGATCTATTCGATTAACGGCATCTGCCAAGCTGCTGCCAGAATTGGGCTTAAGTTCGCTTAGCCAACCTTTAACGAGAAAACGTAATCCGATTAGCCCGCCTGATAGCACGGCCATAACGCCAGCGCCAAAGCCAGCCCATTCTGCTGGACTCATTTTTCATTAGTACCGATAACATCGGATTTGTCTAAAGCCCTAACTGCTGGACCAGCGAAAGCTGCAACTATTACAGATAGTGCTGGATCTAAACCTAATTCATTACTTGCTAAAAATGTTAAGAAAGATACTAATACCCCACGTGCATAAGATTTTAGTATGGCTTTTTGCTTCTTGCTTATCTTCATATTTTGCCCCCTAGTAGTGGTATATCGAACTCTCTGCCGTCTTTGTCGCCTAACTTTGTAAAGCTAATATGGATGTGCTTTGTGTGCTTATTAAAACCTTTGTACTTACGCCACTTAAAATTAAATATTTTGCTGGCAATCATGCCATTATGGATTACGTAAGATATACGCTTATCGGTTTTCGCACATTTTCTGATCTGGTCAGCCAGATATATTGAGATCCCTTCGGATGAATCCAAGCGAGAATCCACATCAATGGCTCTGACACACCCAGATTTGTCTGGATTATGATCCGATTTGGTGGCGCTATGACGAGCATCACCAATCCACCCATCACTGGTAGAGCGGCGATCTGGATACCAGGTATCAATCTGATCTCTTAACTGTTTACCAGCTGCACACAGCCAGGGCTGTTTACTCATCCTCAGTTACAATCGGGGTGGATTGTGCCGCTATCATTTCGTCATAGGTTGATTTAAGCATTGAGGTATATTCTCCATTGCCTCGGTCAATAATGGCGTGTTCTACGCCTTCAACTTCAATAAATGTTATGTTATTCATTATCATCTCCTATAGTTCCGCACTAAAACCAACATAAGCGGAACTTGAATTGTTCGCTGACAAAGCAGCCCACCTTGCCGATGTTGCTGTTGTTGTTGTTACGTTATTGTAACCACTTAAAATGCCCCACTCGGCTAATGTAATAGCAGAAACTGTATAAGCATTGTTATCGCTATTAACAACTCTAAGTGTTGAATAATCAACCGCCGTAGGTGGAACTCTCATTGCAACAGGTAATGTATGAATTGATAAATAATTTGTTGTATTATTGTAAAAACCACCTTGATTTAAAAACGTATAATTACTTGCTCCTGCTGTATAGCGAACATAATACCTTTGACAAGCGGCTAACTCGCCTTGGATTGTGCCACCTGCACGGCTAAAAACTGTAGCCGTTGAACCTAATTCTAGTTGAACTCCAGTTATTTCATAATAATCATTTGTGCTTGCAGTACCGCTTGGAGTGTAAGAAAAGTAAACAGCAAGTTCTGTCGCTGTTGTTGCAACTGTTCCACTAATGGTAAAGCGTTGCCAGGTTGATGTTAATGTAACATTGGAAGTAGCAACTGTTGCTGTTCCTGTATAAGCAGTAATAACATTTTGGTCTGTGCCTGTACCACTTACTAAAAATGCACCAAGTAAATCAGACGCACCTGAAAAGTTAGCACCCTTTCTTGCGTAAAAGGATAAAGTTACGCTTTTTCCAACATATTCAAAAGAGTTTGTTGTTTCTAAACTTTGCGCAAAATAGTTTGCACCTGTTCCTGTTTGCCCTGAATTGCGTTGCACTCTTGCGCAGTATTGAATAGATGGCAAATTTGTTGTGTCGTTTGTAGATTGGCGAGATACTGTAGATGCGGCAGATGCACCTGTTGAAAATACCCAACGGTCTGCCGTGTATGGCGCAGTAGATGCTGATACTGAAATAGATGTTCCGCGTTGCCAAATATCTAAGCCGCCATTAATCACACCATTTTTACCTGCTGCATCTAATGGTTTGTAATTAAGTCCAGTGGCTGCGGCACTATCCGCGACAAGTGTGTCGCCATTAGATCCTACTGCTAGTCTTGCTGGTACATCTGCACCTGTTGCAGTTATTAAATCACCTTTAGCATCAACAATAGTATTTTGAATAGCATTAGGATCATCGGATGCAACCCAGTTAGCACCATCATAAACTTCTACCGCGTTTGTGTCTTTTAGATAAGACAACATTCCCTCAGCTACAACACCAGATAAGGCTGTAGTACGAGCTGCTGCATCGGCAAACACCATTACAGTCTGTTGCATTAAATAAGTGTTTACATCGCTAGCTGTTAAAACATCGCCAGTAGCGAATAACTTATACCCAGCACCTGCCATTTGAACTCCTTAGTAACTTAGGACATTATAGCCCAAAGTACCATAAATGCTATTATTTAGGATAAATGCATCTATAACGGGCTCTAGTGTCGTGAACGTAGTTTTCCAACTATTCGGGGTTATTGCCATCCGTACCCCAAAAATCTGTAAAGTTTTATCTATGGTCGATCCGCCAGGCTGAGTAGTAATTACTTCAATAGGATCAAAGAAATCTAAATCTAAGGCTGCCAGTATGCCTGAGTTGTAATTAGGCGTGTATAGGTCTAGGACTATGGCATCGCATCTAATAGAGGTTTCCTGCCTACTAGCTACATAAGCCAAGGCATAATCTAAAGCTACTGCATCGGTTTGCATTAAAAGATTATTTAAGAAGTAACTGTGTAAAAAATACTTGTCTATGCTGGCTTGATTTAGGGCTACCTGTGGCGATCCGCCTAGCCTAGTAATTGTGGCTTTGTTAAATACTAAAACGTCATTAAGTGTCCAGGTAGCATCAAAGTAATCTATGCCTGTGCCATCATCTGCAAAGACTGTAGGTGTGCCACCAATAGATCCAGCGGTAACGCCTCGATCTTGAAATACAAAGTTATTATCGGCATCTACATAGATAGCCCCATACTCGGATTCCGTTGCAATTTGTAGAGCTTGTAATGCTGTGCGGTTAGTGCCTGGGTCTGCCTGTAGTGTAGTTAAGCCTGCATCAATATCACGTTGAGATACTGGCCAGTCAATTTCATCTAGTATTTGATTTATGCGAGTACCTGATAGATCGCCAGCCGTTGCACCTGTAACAGTGCTAATCTGTGCTAACTGGGCTAATCTAAAAGCATCTACAGCTTGTATGGTAGTTATGGCTACCTCATCAAAACTTGAGTTATCTGGGTAGGTTGTAACGTAGCTTGTGATAAATCCTGAAAATATAGGATAAGTAATACCGCTATATGTAGCAGTTATCTGTACCTTTTTCATAGGTGTTAGTAATGTAAAATATGGGCTAGATGGATTCTGTGGGTTAAAATCACCATTTTGATCTACGATGCGTAATGTAAGTGATCCTGTTTGGAATTGATCGCTAAGAGCGGTACGGCCTCGATTAGTTTCTATGCGGTTAATTTGATTTGATACATCTACAAT